CGACCTCGACATCATCCTCGACGGCGCCACCGCAGCCGACATTGAGATCCTGTCCCCCGAGACAACGTTCCCAAACGTGCGCCGAGACTTCGGGCTCGCCACCCTCGGCACCACGGTCCCCCAGCGGCTCATCTCCGAACGACGCCCCACCGTCGTCGAACAGGTGCTGACCACCACTCAGCTCTTGGCCCGCCGCAACCAGCAGCAGCTCGAGGTGCAGACGTGAGGGGTTCCAGCCGGCAAGCGCACGAGCCCGGTTTCACGCCCAAGCAGGGCCAACAGTTCGTCAACGGCCCCGGCGGCGTGCGCCTGCGCTGCACCAAGTGCGGTTACGAGTTCGAGGGCACAAAGAAGCTCCAGGGCTGCAACTGCATCAACACGCCGGGATGCAAGGGCCGAGTGCGTGCCCTGCGTCCGTCGGAGGTCGATCAGTGAACGTCGATCCGGTCACTGGAGAAGTCATGTCGTCAAGCAAGGAGAAGCCCATGCCCCAGCACCCCAAGACCGTCGGCGCTCTAAAGGCAGAGCAGTCGTCCACATGGAACGTGGTGGACGCAATGGTCGACGAGTTCGAGTTCGGCGACGAGTTCGAACACGGCGAACTGCGCGACCTCATCACCGAGATGCAGTCAGCCGGGGTCGAGAAGGACCCGACCACGATCAGGCACTACGGACATGCCGCAAAGGTAATGAGCGGCGCGACTCCAGCGCAGGCCAAGTTGATGCGGTCTGCGGCTGGAGTCAAGACGCTGGGCATTCTGGGCCAAGCGGGTTTCAGCCCTGAAGCGATCGTCGCCGAAATTAGACCCGGGTCTAATTTGAGCAAACGGCACGCCCTTGCCATAGTTGCTGAGCTGAACCAGGCGAAGCGGGCAGCCGCCGGCATCCCTGAACGCACCGTCGACTACGACGCCAAGATTCAGTCGGCCTGCTCGGCGATCATCGACACGCTCGCCGCCGTTCGCGATGGCGACGCAGATCTGGACGCGATGACGTGGATGTACGTCCACACAACCGCTCGCGCCATGCAGAGTTCGGTCGCCGACGACTTCACCAATGTCACCGTCGATGTCGACTCGGGGCTCGCTGCCATCGAAGAGTTCTTGGCGACCAATGGGTAAGGGCAAGCCGAACCACGGCAAGAAGAAGCGCAAGCCGATCTGTGACGGCTCCAGCACCACGCACGCCGACTACCTCGCACTGCTCGACTGGCTGTTCATCAACGCCACGGTCAGAGTCGCAGGGCCGGATCGCTTGGAGTATTTCGAGTCCCCGCTCACGTTCGGCCCGCTCGGCGCCGCAGTGTTCGAGGGTCATCCGCGTTCCCTCGAACGGATGCGCGGCGTGTTCACGCACATGTTTGATGCCCGCAAGCCGGACGGCACGCCGTGCTGCGACTGGATTCCACTGAAGGGCAACTCCCAGAACAAGTCCCGCCTGTTCTGCGAACGAGCCGACCACGACACCCTGCTGGTCGCCCTTCAGGACATCGACTCTGGCCGAGTCGTCAAGGGGCTTCTTGAATCAAACAAGCGAGCGAACACAGAAGCAGTCCGCAACATGCAGAACTACAGCGCCCTGGCGTCAAGCTCCATCAATCAGGGCGACTTTGAGGGCTACCGGCTCTTCCAGAACGCAGTCGATGAAACCAACAAGCTTGGGCGCCCTCGCGAAGAAACCCTGACCGCCATCGCCGTCCACTTGGAGGCGTCGTGACCCTCATCGACATCGAAGCACCACGGGAAGTGCGCCGAGACAGGTATGGAAGGTACGTCGTCCTCCCACCGGGAGCGTCGAAGCCTGTCGGGTATCAGCGGGCCACCACCCTCAAGAGCATGATCGAGGACACGTCAAACCTCACCGGGTGGGCGTGCCGCATAACCCTCATCGGTGCAGCCGCACGCCAGGACATCATTGCCTCCGCATTGGCAGCCGGTGACGACCGCAAGAAACTCAACGGGCTCGTCGAACAGGCCAAGGAAGCAGGCGGCGCTACGATCCGGCGCGACCTCGGCACCGCCGTTCACAAGTTCCTCGAGCTCAAGTGCGCCGACTCCTGGTATCAGGTGCCGGAGCCCTACGCCGACGACGTGCAAGCAATCCTCGACGCCATCGACGGCGCAGAGATGGACGTGGTTGTCGAGTTCTCCGAGAAGATCCTGGTGGTCGACTCCATTCGTGTCGCCGGCATGTGCGACCTCGTCCTGCGCCACCGGGACACGGGCGAGTTGTTCGTCGCCGACCTCAAGACCGGGTCGAGCGTCAAGTACGGGGTGTTGGGGTTCTGCTGCCAGCTCACCACCTACGCGCTTTCCGACAACATCTACGTCCAGGGCCCAGCGAAGGACGGCTCGCAGGATCAGCGGCTGCCGGCACCTGACGTGTCACGCACACGCGGGATCATCATCCACTGCCAGCCAGGCTCGGGGCACGCCGACCTCTACTGGCTCACGCTCGACACCAAGGTCGTCGACCTCGCAGTCGCCGTGCGTGAGGTTCGCAAGGTCAAGGATCTGCTCAACAAGTTCGAGGGCGGCGACGCAACGTCTGCTGCTGGCACGGTGGAAGTGGTTGGGTCTGTGGAGGACAACCAACCGACCGTCGCCGCCCCCGTCACTGACTCGGGGGGCACCGTCTCCTCGTCCCCCGAGTCAGCCATCCACCACCAGGCCGACGTGGCGTGGCTCATCAACCGCACCACCGCGCTCGTCACAGCCACCTCCAAGCAGCATGTCGCTCAGGTGTGGCCGGTCGACATCGCCCGACCAGGCGACATCAAAACCGGTGCAGCCGAATGGACACCGGGTGACATCGACGTCATCGCCATCGCCCTCGACGCGCTCGAAGCAAAGAACGACCTCCCGTTCGGCGACCCACGCCCATCCATCGCCGCAGATTTGGCCGCACGCTTCGACGCCGCCATCACCGCCGACCGCACACCACCCCCGAAGCTGACCCCGGCACCGGACGACGACGGCCCCGCACCCGACGACTACGTCACCGAACTCAAGCGGCTCGCCGGTGAGATGCAGACCTCACCCGACCCCGATGTGCGGGCACGCATCGCGAGGGCGCAACTGTGGCAGCGCGACGCGAACACCGCCGACGTGCCGTGGCGCACAGGACAAGGTCTGCACAATTCGACACCGATGCGGGTGTGGGCCATCGGACGCGCCGCCATCGCCGCCACCGCCCTCGTCGACCTCACCGCCGACGACCCCGACCACAAGGTGCGAACGCTGCTCACCGGAGTGATGGGCGTCGTCGGCCCTGACCCTGCCTTCAAGGTCGGGGCCCTGTTCGGCGCCCTCACCACCGACCAGGCCATTGCCATCTGGGACATGGCCGGAGACACCAAATGAGCTACGCCGACTTCCTTACCCAAAAGGCCGAGCGTGTTCCTGCTGTCGGCATCGAACTCGACTATGTCGACCCGTCACTGTTCCCTCACCAGGCCGAAGCTGTCCGATGGGCTGCATCCCGAGGGCGCGCCGCCACGTTCCTCGACACCGGGCTAGGAAAGACACGCATCCAGCTCGCGTGGGCCGACGCAATGCGCCGCGATGGCCGAGCGCTCATCGTGTGCCCCCTGTCGATTGCCCGGCAGACGATCCGTGAGGGCGAAGAGATCGGACTGCCGGTGGCATACGTGCGCCATCAGTCGGACCTGAACGGCCCCGGCATCTACGTGACGAATTACGAGATGCAGCACCAGTTCAACCCGGCCGACTTCGCCGCTGTTGTGCTGGATGAGTCGTCCATTCTGAAGAACCACGAGGGTCGCACCCGCACTGCGCTTATCGAACGGTGGGGCACCGTCCCCTACCGGCTCGCATGTACCGCTACACCGGCACCGAACGACCACACCGAACTGGCAAACCATGCCGAGTTCCTCGGGGCGATGTCACGGGTCGAGATGCTCGCCGCCTACTTCGTTCACGACGACGAAGGATGGCGGCTGAAGGGGCACGCCGGCCCCGCCATGTACGAATGGATGGCGTCATGGGCGCTCGCCGCCCGCCGACCGTCGGACATCACCGGCAACCCCGCTGACGACATTCAATACCAACTCCCCGAACTCCGCATCCACGGCGAAGTCGTCGGCGGTGTCGATGCTCCCGAGGGCCAACTGTTCGCCACCGCCATCGGCGGAGTTGGTGGGCGTGCGAAGGTCCGCAAGGCGACGGTCGCCGCCAGGGTCGAACGGTGCGCCGAACTACTCAACCACGATCGCCCAGCGATCGCATGGTGCGGACTCAACGACGAAGCCGACCGGGTAACAGCCGCCGTTGACGGCGCCGCGAACTTGCACGGCACACTCGACCCCGACCGCAAGGTCGAGATCATCGAAGGGTTCCTAGCCGGCGACATCAGGGTACTGGTGTCGAAGCCGTCGATCGCCGGGTTCGGGCTCAACCTGCAACACGCCGCCGACCAGGTGTTCGTCGGGATCGGCGACAGCTACGAGGCGTATTACCAAGCGATCCGTCGGTCATGGCGGTTCGGCCAGACAAAGCCCGTCGATGTGTGGGTTGTCGTGTCCGAACTCGAAGCCGACATCGTCCAGAACGTCAAGCGCAAGGAACGCGCTGCCACCGACATGACCGAACAACTCGTGACCGCACTACAACGCAACAGGAAGGAACTGGTATGAGCATCGCTCAGCCATACGTCACCGACGACGCCACCGGAGAAGGCTGGCGGCTGATGCTTGGCGACTCGTGCGAACGTCTCGCCGAACTACCCGACAACAGCGCAGACATCGGCGTCTACTCGCCGCCGTTCGCGTCGCTCTACACCTACTCCCCATCAGACCGCGACCTCGGCAACAGCCGCAGCATGGACGAGTTCGCCGACCACTACCGCTTCATCCTCGACGAGGTGCTTCGGGTCATGAAGCCGGGTCGGATCATCGCCGTTCACTGCCAGCAGCTCGCCACCCAACTCTGGCGCGACGGCGTCGTGGGACTTTCCGACTTCCGCGGCGACTTGATTCGCGCGCACCAGGACGCCGGCTACACGTTCTACGGCGAAGTGACGATCTGGAAGAACCCGCAGGCCCAGCAGATCGTCAAGAAGGTCGCCGTGCTGTCGTTCTCGACGCTCGAGCGGGATTCGGCGTCGTCGCGACCTGCGCTCGGCGACTACCTGCTGATCTTCCGAAAGCCGGGTGACAACGACGTCCCGGTTAAGCCCGAATGCAACCGGGTGGAATGGACAAACTGGGCGGCGCCGATCTGGGAAACCGACGGCGAGATGGTCGACGACTCGATCGACGCCGGGCCGTTCAGCGCCTCGTGGTTCGACATCAAAGAGACGAACACGCTCAACACGGCAGTGGCTCGAGAGTCGGCCGACGAACGCCACATCTGCCCGCTACAACTCGACCTGATCGAACGCACTCTGCGGCTGTGGTCCAACCGCGGCGAACTAGTTCTGTCGCCGTTCGCCGGCATCGGCTCCGAGGGTGTCGTCGCGCTGCGCCATGGCCGCAGTTTCGTCGGGTGCGAGTTGAAGCCGTCCTACTGGCAGACCGCTGCCTCCAACCTGCGCGCCGCAGAGAACGTCGCGAACGCCCCCGACCTGTTCGCCGACACCCGATCCACACCAACAACAACAGACAAGGACAACAACCAGTGACAACACAGTATGAGGACATCGCAGGCGGCGGCAGCTTCGCCAAGTTCGACGACATCGGCGACAAAGTCGAAGGCACCGTCATCTCAGCAACCATCGACGGCGCCACCGATTTCGACGGCAACCCCGTCCCCGGCATCGACATCGACACCGCCGACGGCATCACCACCGTCACCTGCTCCAACGCCTCGCTCAAGCGCAAGGCATCCACCGCGATCAGCCAGGGGAAGCTGGTGCGCGGCTGCCAGATCCTCGTCGAACTCGTCGGGTTCTACGAGACGAACAAGGGCTCCCGCGGCAAGGACTTCCGCTTGGCTGTCGCACCACCCGCCCTCGTCGACATCGACGACTCGGGTTTCTGACCGTGACTGAGGGCAACACCACCCGAATCACAGCGTCGTCTGTGGTTCGGGTGTGCCCGCTGTGCGGCGGCACCGGCCGGCGCCGCATCCGACGCCCCGGCACACCACGCCGCACCACGGTGCTCGTCGACTGCACCTGCGCCGCCACACCCAAGGGAACGACGAAGTGAACGTCCTGTCGTTGTTCAGCGGGTGCGGTGGCATGGATCTCGGTCTGGCGAACGCCGGCATGACCCATGTCGGCATGTGTGAGATCGACCCGACCGCACGCAGCGTGCTCGCACGCCACTGGCCCGACGTACCGATCTGGGAGGACGTAACCGATGTCCATGCGTGCTCATGCGTTCGACTACCTGAACACCAACTGGGTGCAGATGACCGAGTGCGTCCCGGCACTCGGAACGAGAGCGTCACGCCAGGTCGCTGTGTGGATTGTGGAGGAATCAGCCGTGGAACAGCAGTCGATGTGGTCGCAGGAGGATCACCCTGCCAGGACCTTTCCGTGGCTGGACGCCGTCAAGGATTGGATGGAGGCCGGAGCGGACTGTTCTGGCACCAGTGCCGCATCGCTGATTCAGTCGCTGCCCCGTGGGTTCTGTGGGAGAACGTTGCTGGCGCTTTCTCGAGTAACAACGGAGAGGACTTCGGCGCCGTGCTGTGGGGACTTACTGGGTTCCGACCTGATGTGCCCGCGGACGGGTGGCGCACCGGAGGCGTGTGCGTCGGCCCTGACCGAACAGCGGTCTGGCGGCTGCTTGACGCTCGCTACTACGGAGTGGCCCAGCGACGCCGCCGTGTGTTCGTTGTCGCAGGCCCTCGAGGACAATGTCGACCCGAAGTATTACTTGAGCCCGAAGGCGTGCGCGGGAATCCTCCGCCGAGCCGAGGCGCGCGGGAAGGCACTACCACAGGCGCTGATGACAGCACTGGAAGCTGCGACTTCGTCGGCGCACTCTCACCCGGCGCTCATCCTGGAGGGTTCAACGGGCAGGACGCCTACACCGGCCAGTTGATCCCCGCTATCGGGTTCGGCTGGCAGAACGCCGCCACACAAGGCGACGACGTAGAAGTCGAAACAGCCCGATCGCTTCGCACCGTTACCTCGCCCGGCGTCCTCACCCCCAACCTTGCCGTGCGCCGGCTCACCCCCACCGAATGCGAACGACTGATGGGCTGGCCCGACGACTGGACCGCCCACCGCGCCGACGGCACACCCATCGCCGACGGACCCAGATATCGAATGTGCGGCAACGGGGTCGTCGCCCCCGTCGCCCAATGGATCGCACACCGAATGCTCACCGTTCCCGCAGTCAAGAACACCGAACCCGCAAAGGACACACCATGACCACACCCGACCAGCTCGCCGACGACGGCAACAACGCCATCGACCACATCATCGAAGTCAACGGCTCCCTCTACGTCAGCGTCGACAAGCAGATCGCCACCATGCGATCCGCCGCCGACGCCCTCGCAGCCGGCGCCAGCGCACTCTTCACCGCCAAGACCGCACACGCCCAACAGTCAGCCGTCGCCCACGACGACCTCGCCGACACGTTCAACATGGTCCGCGACCTTGAGGTGGCCGACACCTGGACGCCCCGGTTCCCCGGCGACGTGAAGTCGGGGACGATCCGGTGGGGTTGCGGCGGCGGCAACAACTCGCAGCGAGCCCTCGAGCATGAGGCCGCATCCGGCCGACCGATGGGCGTCTGGCGCCTCTTCTACCAGATGTCGCAGGTCGGTGACGCTGTCGCCAAGTGCAAGGAAGCGATCGACAACGGCAGGGTGCCCTGGCTGTCGATGAAACCCGGCGCGAAGTGGGCTGACGTCGCCGCCGGCAAGATCGACGGCCCGCTACGCACCCTGTTCACCAAGCTCGGCGCGCTACCCGGACCGGTGTGGCTCACCATCCACCACGAACCCGAAGGCGGCAACGGCACCCCCTACCCCGACGACGGTCAGGGCACCGAACCGGCGTGGCGCAACATGCAAACCCAGGTCCGCAACGTGCTCAACTCGACCGGCGTCACGAACGTCGCGTTCGGTCCGACGCTGATGGTGTGGACATGGTCAACGAAGTCGGGACGCCGCCCCGACGACTGGTGGGTGCCCGGCATCTGGGACTTCTACGGCGCCGACCTGTACCAGTCGAACGAGTCCGGGCTCGCCCCCACCACACAAGCAATGTGGCTGTCGTTCGTCGCCTGGTGTCAGGAACGCGACATCCCGATCGCGATCGGCGAGCTCGGCAACCGCGGCAACGACACCACCGCCGGCAACGAACTCCGCGAGGTGTACGAGTCGCTGCTCACCGTCGACTGCGTCGGCAGCGCCTACTTCGACACGGCACTCAACAGCGGCCCCGCCCCCTACACCCTCACCGGCGCTCCGTTGGCCGTGTTCCGCGAGCTGATGGACGACCCCCGCAGCATCACCCTGTGAGCCTCCGACTTGTCCCGGTCAAGTTTGCCGACGCCGCAGCGTTCGTCGGTATGCACCACCGGCACCACAAGCCGCCCATCGGGCACAAGTTCTCCATCGGCGTCGCCAACGACAACGATGAACTGGTCGGAGTGTGCATCGTCGGACGCCCCGTCGCCCGCCACGCCGACGACGGCATGACGCTCGAAGTGAACCGCAGCGCCACCGACGGCACACCCAACGCCAACTCCATGCTCTACGGCGCAGCAGCCAGGGCAGCGTTCGCACTCG